AGGTGCAGATGAACCAGCAAAAGACATGATCGAGCCTGTGGGCATTAAAACAGATACTGCCGCCGCATCGAGCTTTGCGGCTGTTACCGCTCCGTCCTGAATCTTGGCGGTGATGACGGAATCCGTTGCAAGTTGAGTCGCTGTGATTCCGGCATCCTTAACTTTTAATTTACTCGAACCTAAAGTTAGGGTGGAATTATCAGTCGTATCTGCCGCCGAGGTAAAATACGCCTGGCCTACAATATCAATTAATTTCTGTGCGGTGACTTGATCGCCACTCGCAAAACTCTGTCCTGTGCTTAATACTGCCATAATTTTTTCCTATGAAATGGATGTCGTACTTCTGTCTGTTACTCGGGCATCGATTTTAACTGCCCTTAGAAATGGTCTGCCCGCTGTGGGCTTAAAGTCTGTCTGTATTCCGAATCCCCTTTTCCTTACTCCCAATCGTATCGAGGAATCTTCGCTTGCCGGTAATGTACTGCCCAGTAAAGTGGAGATCGATGTGGCTGTGGATGTAGAGTCGGGATCTTCAGTTATAAAACTAATATCGCCATCGGAAAGTCCTTCATCTGAGCTTTTAATATGTAGCTCGGAACGGGAAAACATTTTCCTGTCGGCAGTATCAGCATCATATTGGCGAGTTGTACATTGAGATACTACTGCTATTGTTTCGGGAGCCGCCTGACCGGCAGTCATGCTTACCACATCTCCGCCCTCAAACCCATCGACTTTGTGGACTCCGCCTTCTTCTGTGGTTAGGTAAAGTGCATTCTGCGAGCCTTCCCGTGCCACTATTAACTCTCTAATCGCAAACTCGGTGGAGTTAACTGTATCAATACTTTCAAAGCCGCCGTTTAGGAAGCTGTACACGATTATAGTGTTAAGCTTAGTCGCATCTCCGCTCCCAGGAACAATGTCTAATGGTAAGGCCAGCCAATATTTATTATCGAAATAAACTCCGCAAGACAGATGAACATAGTCTTGGTTAATTCGGTCGATAAATGGTTGGATGGTTTCGGAAATTGGTGTGCCTGTCCCCCGCAAATTATAAGTGTCAAGAAATTCTACGCTGTAAATTCCTTGGTCCGATAAAAACATTATTTGGTTGGCTACCTGGACAACTGACTTCCTTGCCGAGCATCCAATCTCTGTAGTTACCACATTGGTCGAAACATCAGCGAGAGATCCGCTTATCCCACTCATAAGATGGATCGATTTTCGATTAAATACTACTAGCGAATCCTTGGTAAAGGGAGTAAGCTGAACGAGGTAATCACTTTGCCCAGCAGATGGTCTGAACTGATTCCCAATTACATCCACGGTATCGAAATCCATGATGTCAGAACTTACTATTTCATCCCTAATTCCTCGGTCCGTGGGATTGACATCCGAGGTGTACCAGTAAGGCATCCACAGTCTTCGTTCGTGGACAATACCCCAAGGTGCGGCGGGCTGGTGAATGTAGCCTTTGCCAACTGCTAGTGGCTTATTAACTGTTAGAGTTTTTGCTTGCCCAACTGAAACATTAGCGACTTCTAAATTAAAAGTAAATTGATTGGCTGTTGGCGCTCCCGTAACTCTTACTTTTTGATCGGCAAAAAGGTCGAATGGGCTAGTCCCTGACTGAATAGTTAAGTCATCCCCAGCGGATAGTCCGTGCGTACTGGGTGAAATATCCATCGTTACGACTCCGTCCTGTGCCACTGTTGTGGTATCAGTAAGATATACCGGTGCTGTATATGCCCCGTTTGCCACTTTTGCAAAGTCTAGGAAATATTCTACCTGTGCCCCGCTCACATTGAAGGTTGCCGTTTGGCTGGTTGCCATTGTGACTGTAAACTGATTTGTCGATGCAGTTGCCACTTGGTAACAGTCATTTGGATTATTAGTCCAATTCCCTAAACCGGTTAAAGTAATATAATCATTCGCCGAGCGGCCATGCGCCGTGGCGTTTACAGTTATCGTCTGCCCACTTTGCGATGCCGATGTGATATCCACTCGCTGAACTGCTGGGCTGGCCTCAAGAGTTGTCTGACGGGTTCGAAAGATATACATCTTCCCGAGTCCTTGAGTCATTTGAACCGGCCCATCGACTGACTCTCCGCCCGCCTCATACCGACACTTAAAAAGTGCCGAGTCTTTCAGACGCAGAATGATACAGGTGGTATCTGTTGCTGTAAAAATATAGTCATCATTATTCGATGTGGCATCTGAGAAAACTGCCGAGCCGAATACTTCGTTTACCCCATTGTCGTTAAGAGTGAAATTTAAAGTCGTACCGATTGCCGTGCCTGAAGCGACCACGGAAGTATTCCCTACATTCTCACCTTTAATGGTAAAAGTGGTATCCGCTCCGCTGTTAGCAAAAGTTAGAGTCTTAGTCGTAAAATTAACCGATGCTAAAGTACGAGTCCCATCGACTGATGCATCTAAGTCATCGATGTGGAAATCTTCTCCAGGTATAAAAGAAAGTGAGGGAGTAGTGCTTAGAATTAAAGTTACTACATTGCTCTGCCGTTGAGCCGATAAAATTATGTAAGGCAATCGGATCGCATTTTCACCCGAGGTAATCGATCCAAACAGAGTCGAAAGTCCTTTGCGAGTCTGCCAAGTCCCGTCCTTATTCATTCGACCATTCTTCGACAGAGCAACTTCACCAGGCTTTAGCTGATTAGGCCGCAAACGGGCATTCATCCGCAGAAAAAAAGTATCCCCTTCCGAAGTGAATGGATCGTCTAGCTTTCCGTATGAACGATAGCGACTCACTTCTTCTTCACCTCTTGGAAAATTTTGACCGCCATGTAAATGATTGTCATAGCCCCGGCAATTAAACCTACGATTTCATGTAGAGATCCGCTTATGCTCGCTAACGATCCACCAAAACCAGCTAGTGCAGTTCTATCCATTAGAATAGCCAATCTAATATGACGATGCCAACGACTAGTCCCGCAAATATGGTTATCATTTTAGCTTTTTTCGACATGTCCATGAACTTGTCTTTTAATAATTCAAGATTTCTCATTACGGGAGGGTGGTTTTACGGGGAATGGTGCGCGAGTTTGATGCTTAATCGCTTCGGTTTGAGAGCATTGACGGGCAGTTCTTTTTGCCACGAAGATAGGTATGGCAAGGTAGCCACCAAGGAGGATGGCCGCTCCGATGAGGATCTTTTTTATGTAGGAGGTGAAGGCATCGAAGCCTGTTTTGTGCTCGGCAAGGCCAGCATTCAGCAAGGCATCGACATCGCCTTGTGTTATGGATTCAACGAGTTCTTTTTTCTCATCTGAGAGTTCGTAAATCCTAGAACCCGCATACGCAGTTCCCGCACCCAAAGCCGCACCGCCTGGACCGAATACTCCTCCGACAGCCGCACCGCCCACAGTTGCGGCGGGGGTGATGAGTGAGCGCATCGAGCATCCTGTGAGGCACAACGCCAATAATATTATGGCGGTGTAAATCATTCGCCAAAAGGTTCGTCAGAAGTCCACTCGTCTGTTGCTAGAATTGCGAGTATTTCAGAATGCGTGTATTGTGTTTTGCCATCCAAGAATGAAGGTGTTGTGTCCGTGTCAAACTTAACAAAAGTCAAAGAACCATCGACTGAGTAACGGACTGTATCGGCACTTGTCTCATCCACTTGGTCAAAATCCACGGAACTAACTTCGTCCGCATTTATTATAACATATTTTCTGCTCATAATTTATTAAGAGGGTACTGTTGTTGAGTAGGTTGGACCGTTAGTAAGTGTGCCATCGTTTCCTCCACTACCTTGATCTGTGATTGTTGTACCTGTACCACTGTCATTATCGCCCATTCTCCACCAACCGACAGGTGAGTAAGAAGTTAACGAAGCTGGTACTCCACTGTTGTAAATATCAGTAGCATCCGAGGATGATAATTCAGAATCAAAGATAGCAAACTCGTCAATCAAACCGTTAAACATATGTGCTCCTTTTGCTACATAATTTACATTTGCATAACTACCAAGCCCTACACCTTGAGTTGAAGCGTACGCAGTGCCATCAATATAAACAGTAGTACTACTTGAAGCTTGAGGATTAACACCATCGTAGGTTAGTACTAAATGATGCCATCCTGAAGCAAGTGTTGCAGATAAAGTAGAGTTACCTGTAGCGAAACCTTTGAACTGAGTAGTATCCCCTGTCGGAGCTGACCCAAACCAAACACCATTATATATTGCGTTGACTCCTGTGGTGTTTGATAAAGAAATGACAAAACCATTAGTTAAATTAGTTTTTAACAAACATATGGTAGGAAAGCTAGCTATATTATCTACATTAAACCAAGCAGAGACTGAAAACGCACTTGAGCTATTGATAGTAGTGTTAGTACCAAAGTCCATGTAGTCATCAGTGCCGTCAAAGTCTACGCTGTAGTCGTTTGTAAATACACTTCCTCCAAACTGAGCCAAGGTCGCATCACTCGCACCCGCAGTTACTTCAGCAATGTAAAAGAATCCTGTGTCTGTGGCATGATATATTTCACCTTGGACACATTCCTTCTTGAACTTTGCTTTGTTCGCATCCGTCCCTGTTTTAACAGAGATGGTGTAATCTTTACGACCTAACTTCATTGACCAGTAGCAGATGGTGTAAACTCAGCTAAAGTAGAATCGGAAGCACCAGCAGTAGTTTCAGCTAGGTAAAGTTTCTTAGTGTCAGTAGCAAAGTAGTATTCACCTTGCGTAGCCTCCTTCTTAAACTTCGTCTTATTAGCATCCGTCCCTGTCTTCACAGCGATGGAGTAATCCTTCCGTCCTAACTTTTGCTGTGCCATGACTTAGGAAGCTGTACCAGCGTTGATACAAGGTGAGGATGGGCGAAGGCGAAGGTCTCCTGTTGTGGAGTCTACGAATTGTGGGTCTGCAAATATATTGTTTGTGCCACCGCTTGTATTGTTATCTACATTATGGATACAACAGTTAGTCCCGTTAGATGCGAAATCAAATGCAGTACCAAAAGTAGTAGCATCCGTAGCTTCAAGTATTGTGTTCTTGAATGTAAGGTTTGTACCTGTTGTAACGAATGCGTCAGCACTTGCCCCTGATGTTCTAAGGTAAAATGTACAATGGTTATATACCATCGCACTACTGCTTGTTTTAAAGAAACGATTGTCAGTACCTGATGAAGTTGACACATCTAAATCAAATTCACATCTTGTCCAATTCTGATCTTTACCCACAGCATTTCCACCGAAATAACCTGGGTTATTAGAAACTAAAAAAGCAACTGCACATTTTACCTTTATATCTTCAAAGGTCGCTGTGCCTGTGCTTGCCGTACTCCAATTAAATCTAAACTCTTTAAAGAAAAACTTCTTAACTGTGTTATCTTGATAGATCAGTTGTCGGTTTGCAGATCCTCCGTCAATAATAGCACCATGTAAATTTTGAGATTCGTAAGTTACTTGTGGTGCATCCCATGTCTGAGTAGCTCCAGCACTATAAGTGCCGTCCAAAAATATGATAGTTCCCCCTGACCCTGCATCAGTTTCTGCTGAACTAAGTGATGAATATGCGTAAGCGTTTGCGGCATTTGTGCCGTTTCCTGAGCCTTGTGCGGTTGGTGCTATGTATACTGTTGCCATAATATTTGTTTGTTAAGTTTTAAGAAATTGTTCCACCTGAGATTAAAAGTGGTGCTGGGTTTGCTCCTATATCAGGAGTGTTAAAGCCTTGTCTTAGTGGTAATCCATTTGCACCTAAAGCATCTGAATCTCCTGTGATAAGTGAGTAAGTTCCTGATGTGGTGGTAATCTCAATATCAGGTTCTGCTGAATCTTCCACCGCTGAAATACCTGTTGAGATTGCTGTTTTACCTGATGAATTGAATATATAAAGTTTCCCGTCAGCATCCGAACCAAGCATTACCGACTTACTCGGATTATCTACTACTAAGAAAGACTGATTTGGGAATGCTCCGATGTGTGGATTAGTTGTTCCTCTTAGGTCACTAGCGGTTACTTCGACTGAAACTGTCTGAAATGAACAAGTACCATCACCATCTTCTCGTAAGAATTTAGTAGCTCCTGTTTCTCCTGTTGAAGTAACTGCTGTGCCGTCTACTGCTGATGCTGGTAAGTTAGTTAATTGCGACCCGTTAATCGCTGGTAATCTAGCAGAGCCGTCTAACTGTACTATTTTACTAGCAGTTGTTCCTACATCTAAAAGTGCGGCTGTGCCAAGATCACCTGGCTGAGTGGCACTGTCTGCTTTAGCTCCTTGAGCTGATGTGGCGTAGGCTGTGCTTGCGGTTGTGGCCGCTGTACCGAGTCCTAAATTTGTCCGACTTGTTCCGGCATTCGCTAAGTCAGATAAATTATTGCTTGCAAGTAAATCACCTTGAGGGGCGGCCGCGACCAGGTTGGCAACTGTTACTTTTTTTGTTGTTGCAGTTCCGCTAACATCCACGATGGGTAAAACATCATCTGTTGCAGGTGTTGCCCCTAAAGCTGGTAATGCGGTTATCTTTTTATTCATTTTCTAATTGGGTTAAAATTCAAATTCTAAATCAAAACCATCTTCGGTTTGCATATAAGCTCCGGTTTCGGTCAATAAAACCTTGTCCCGAACATTAGGAGGGCCGACCGCATTATCTGCATCGGTATCCCCAACGAGTACCCCTAGACAGTTAAAAGGCATTACGATTTGTAGGCCAAACAGCTTCCACTCGCTAATGTGAAAGAACTGCATTCCCCATAAATACACTGGCCTTGCGAAAAGGTAGTTCCGTCCGTAATTAATGCTGATACATTTTCAACTTTGCCGACATAGGCAGACAAAACTGAATCCTCGGTGAATTGGATTGATGTGAAATTGCCAGCGTGAGCCGCTGTATCGTTAGCGTAAAGGCTTCCGCCGGCTCCCATTGCATTTAAAATATTTATTCCTGATAATCCCATAATTTTATACTGTGGTTAAAATGTTAACTCCGAAGCTGTAGCTTGGATAAGTGTTGACCGATATTTTATTCATTCCTTCAAGGCGTTCGACTCGGTCGATTTCGAGTGCCAAGGTTTCTTCCGCCATTTGTTCCTGTTGCATTGATTTCTCCAACTGGCCGTCTGATTTGTACCAGTCGGAAATGGTCGCTAAAAGTAAGTACCTCTCCAAGAATCTTGGGAGGTCGGGATCTCCTGACTCACCATAACTCGATGGGGTTACCTGGTTGCCCATTACGAATACTGAATCCTGTGAAGAATTGGCGGGTAAAACTAAATACCCATTGATTAAATTGTAATCTAATTTGAATGCTGTGCGATCTGATAATGGATTCTTGTCAAATACCGAAAACACATCCATTAGATTTGCATCGTTGTCTATCTGAACCGCTTTATCTGCCACGATTGGCGAGGCAACGGCGGCAACAGTCTTCTCTACCACAGTCATTAACTCGGGCCATTGTGCGCGGGTCCATGCTCCCTTTACTCGGTCGTTTAACGAGTTCTTAAATGCTGTTTCTTCTACCGATAATAAAGTGTCCACCCCGATTGCCGAGGTGAATCGATTTTTAAGTTCGGTGTAGGTTACAGTTCTCAACTTCCGATTACCGTTTCTGGATTTGATTTTGCGAAGTCTCGGCGATATTCTGAATCAGACATACAGCCCTTGTTTTGGATCTCATGTCTGAGAAAGGTAGTCGCATCGATTGCAGATACTAAGCGGAAATCTTTTCCTCCACCAAGTTTCTTGGCGTTCTTTCGGGCGGCGATTGCTCGCTTACTATACCCAGCTTTTTCTCGCTCGGCATCCCGTTCAACTTTCTTCGATAAGTAGTGGGCCATTTCTTCGCCCGACATTCCACCACTTCTTTTTCCACCTTTTACTATGATATTAAGACTCATATTTTAAAAAGAAAAAGGGAGGCCGGCCACTACCCAACCGGCCTCCCAAAATAACACCAAATAAACCAATTAAACCTAAATTATACTTCCAAGTGCGCGGGGATTACTGACCCTCAACGAAAGCATCGTTTCAGAGAAAGCCCGTTTTCCAGCACCGTTGTCAGGAAGATCCTGAATCGTGATACCCTCCAAGAATTTCAGACTTACTGTGTCATCACCAGGGATGAGATAAGCGCGATCTGTATTCACTGTGCCTTCAACTGTGTCAGTACCACTAGCAGAACCATTTACACGACCTAAAAATAGGTCCGGTATGATGTTTATAGTTGAATAGTCGGAGACATAAGTTAACACACTTCTGACAAGGGTCTTGCCACTGACATCTTGATCGAAGCTAAAGTTTCCGTTAGCTGTAGTCGAACGAGTGTAGTCAGTAATTTTGTTCATCACGGCTGGACCAGCAAAAAGGTTGTAAGTACCTTTAGAACCGGCGGCAGTGTAAACAGCTTGAAGGAGTCCACGAAAAGCAGATTCAGTCAAACTTGCAAGACTTACTCTTGAACCACTTACTGCACGAAAACCTTGTTTCAAGGATGTGTCGAAAGTGTTACCGGTTGCAGTTGGGTCAGACCAAATCCCGAGGCCACACATCAAAGCACCAGCGGAACTTGTTCCAGCAGACTGATCATTACCTGATCCGATTGCCGTCTCAATTGAACGCTTTAACTGTAGTAAACTTTTTGCACGGCTCGATGCCATCAAAGATCCGCCAGGAGCAACATCTACCATCTCCGCTTGGCGCGAAACGGAAAAAATATCTCTTAGGGTTTGTATGCGATTTCCGAGCCTCGCCCTTGTGTCGATAAGATTTTGAGCATCAGAAATTGTGAGGTCAACCCCATCAATTACTCCACCGATTTCAGGACTAGCAAGTGAGTCCACAAGCCACTCGTTAAGAGTCGCTTTAGGTGCGGCGGATTGAGATAAAGTCGAGTACAAAGGTGTCTCTGTAGGTTCAACTGTTTTTAATACATTTTCGAGGTTTTCCCTAGCACCTTTAGTGCTGGTAACATTGTAACTTGTAGCAATAGCCATTTTAGTAATTCCTTATTTTAAGATTTTTAAATTTTTTTAGTCCGCAAGAAATGCGGCGAGATCGTTTTCCGAGATGACTTTACGCTCCAAAATCTTTTGCTTATTTGCAGTCTTTCGAGTGGCCGAGGTTTGTACCGGTGGACTTGAATCGCCCATCGTTGTCGGAGGTGCTTTGGCTACCCTTTTGGCTTTAGGCTTGGCCGTCTTGGCCGCCTGATCTGCTTTAATTGCTTCCACTCCTCTTACGAGTGTTGCGGCAACAAAATCGCCATTAGGTAGGGATTTTAGAATGTCTGCATACTGACTTTTTATCTGACCTAAAACGGATCTCCGTTCTTCGGCGATGTCGGTATCGACTTTGTCTGAAATCCACGGATGAGTATTGATCGTATCCTGTTGCCATTGAGCGGATGCCTGGAGATATTGCGCCCTTTCGGGGATCTTCTCCGACAAGTAGTCCTCGGCTTGAGTTAGAATATTGCGAATGTCGTCATCGCTGTATTCTTTCCCACCAGATTCTACATAATCACGGCCAATATTTTGCAATGCCCACTTCTTAGCGGCTACTGCTTCCTTTCGTAAGGTTTCCAAAGACTGAAAGTCCTGGACTTCCTCTAAGGCGGGCTGACTGGATTCCGATTGCTTCTGAGGGTTGGATTTTAATGATGCAATTTCTGATTTAAGTGTATCGACAAGCTCTTCGCTCGATTTCGAGCGAGCGGTCAAGCGGTTCACCTGTTTCAGAAGTTTACCAACAGCTTTAGACTGCGGCTCATCGTCCCCCGATTCATCAGTGGACTCCTCCTCATCTGCTATTTCTTCCGTTTCCTCCTCCGATTCCTCGGTTTCGGTAGACTGTAAAAGAACATCTTTTTGGTCGGTCTCTGCGTCTGCGGTTGTGGTCTCGGGACCAGCTTCCACTTCAGATTCCTCTTTCGCTTCACTCTCCTCAACTTTGTCAACGAACGATGCCGTTAACTCCTCAAGGGTCGTAATGCTTTGCGTGTTTGTTTCTGCTTCTGTCGTAGCCGGAGCCTCGCTAATTTCTGTATCTGCCATATTTTCCTGCGTTTGAGAAGTTCGCACTCTTGCGTTTTCTGCGTACCGATATGGTCCGCCACATCCCATTATGACAGGGGGCCAAGAAAATTTTTCAGGGAGTTTTAAACACTTCCCACGCTTCGCGATATTTCTCGTGTTTGGCTTTGGAGGCGGGGTTGTCAGGATAAACCGCAACTGTTAATGCTCCGTCCAAAGCCATACATGGGATTAGATACCAAGTGTTTATGTCGGCACAAAATATTGCCACTATATCGACTTTCGTGCAGTCTAGTGGTTGCTTTACTACTCGCCCAGTAGTAGTGGAAAATCTATACCTTTTGCATCCGTTTTTTCTTTCCCCTTTGCTTGACTTTTCAGACCCCTTAATTTGAACATTAAAATTTTTGCCCGCCGAATTTACGAGGATACAGTCAACTGGTAAATGGTCACCCAGTGGGATGAAAACTTCCAACCCATTCTTTAACGCTTCAGTAAAAAAAGTCTGCTCGTAAATGTAGCCTTTACGCTTCGTGTTCTTCGTCATCTTCGAGGTCCATGTCGCAATCAAATCCGACCACCTCTTCGTCCATCCACTCCTCGACATCGGTTAAAGCGATTTGAGCCATCTCCTGGTCATCGATATCACTCTCTTCGAGCCAGCGATTTAGCAAGGCCCGATGCTCGTTTTTAAATTGCTGATGGGGTGTCAGTTTCGGCATTTTCTAAGCTTTCAATGATTCGTGTAAGTCCGGCAATCTCACCCGACAAACGGGCAAGTTTTTGCGGATTATCCACATGGGTATAGTCTTGGAAATCGACCAAGCACATATCTCGCTGTTCGCGGATAAATTCTTTAATGGTAAGCCACTCGGTTTGTTCGCCGAGGCCGTTAATCGCATCTGCTAAAGTCATGCTGATGTCCCTGGTACATTTCCGGGGGCAGTCCCTAGCTGGCCAATTAGTGCGTTCCGCTGTTGAGTCTGCATCATTTCGAGCTGACCCGCATATGTTTGAAGTCTCTTTGCGAAGTTTTCGTCCTCTTGCATACGCTGTTGGACATCGGTTGCTGGTACTTCGGGAGTTCCTTGGAGGTACTCTTGTAGTTTTTGTAAACGAAGTTGAGAATTTACTCCCTGTTGCGGTACATTAACAACCTGACCCGATGCAATCTTGGCAATATCAGATGAAGTTTCTTGAATCTCCTTGTCGGTTGCCTCTTCCGCTGGGGCGATCAATTGACCAGCTAAGTTCGGGTCAATTGCTTCTAAAACTTTGCGAAGGTAAATGTCATAGCGAGCTTGACCAGATCTGTCGTAAGTTGACATTAATTTACCCACAGTATCCAACTTCTGAAGAACCTTTTCCTCATCCTGGTTCATCGAGTTCCATGTAATATTAAAATCGTAAACCTCGGCAGTCTCATCGAGCATGAGTTGAGCGCCTTGCTCATTATTCGTTACCCGAAACCAAATCTGTGGTCCGCCATATGTGCGATCCAAGCACCATACCCGATTAAGAACCTGTTTGAATCCGTTAAGCCATTGATTGACGAGGTGCTGGCGAATGCTGTTTGCTTCAACTGCGTCTTCGGCGGAGGTTGCTCGACCGGTTATCTTGTTGGCGAGTTGGCGGATTTGCATTTCGACTTCCATCGATGCTGGCGAGTAGCGAGGGATCTCAACGAATCCAAACTCTCCACGGCGGCGAACTGGAATCTGCGCACCTGGTCCGATCCGTTCGGGCTTCCGTCCAACGACATATTCTGCGGCTGGCATTGTACTCATTGATGCACGGTCACGCCTCGCATCCATCTCGGTCTTTGCCGCAATCTGATAACTTTTTAAAAGTTCGGGGTAACCTCGGGAATCGAGTAGGCGATGGTTGAGGTTTTCGCGCGTTATGCAGACGAAGGGATAGCGACCTTCATCGTATTCCATCGGACTATGAAAACCATGCCCTTCCGCTTCATCCGCCCAACAGGTAATCGTGCAAATGGGTACATCATCTTCATCGAGTTCCTTACGATAAGTTGTAATTACTCGGACCATGCCCTCGTAATCCTGTGTGCCGTAAAAGCTGCCACTGTTGTAAGACATTAAGTCAGAACTGTAGCTTTCATTCGCATAAAAGCCCTTGCTGTTCTCCAGTACCTCTTCGATCCACTTCTTATCCCATCCCTCGTTGACCTTCTGCATGAGAGCCTCGGGGCTATAGTAGTGGATGCAATGAATTGACCGAGCAGACTCTAAATCAATTACATTTGAGTCGATGATTATTTCCCGACCTAATTCATAAGCCTTGATTGCTGGTCTGTTTACTACCGCTTTCTCAGTCGGGACTTTCGATACTCCTTTATTACGAAGTTCGTTAATCATCCTCCTCACTCTTCGCTTTTTCAGATTTGGGAATAACGGAAATAGCATATCCTCAACTCCCTCCTTCATCTCAGGATCTTGGATCGCCATTGCCAGCTCGGGGGACATTTGAGCAATCTCTTCCAAGCTTATATCTTTAAATACTCGAGTGGTTTCCCTCTTCCAGTAAGTGCCGAAAAAAGTAATACCGTTTTGCAATAAATAGTTTGCTCCGATGGCCGCCTCCCTCGGGAGTTCAGTCATAGAGTTCATCCGCCATTTTAAAAACTCGCTTACCATCTTCGCACTGCCAATGTCTCCACTCTCCACGGGAGCGGCTACGAGGTTGGCCTGTGACAGGGATTGCGAAAGTAAGGCCACATCTCCATCAATTAGCGGATTAATAAGATTTGCTTCGAGATCACTGGCTCCGTCCCAAGGGAATGCTTCCGGTCCGTTCTTCTTTCCGCTTTCATCTTTACCCGCCCATTCGTTAAATCGACACTCCCTCGCCTGTTCCGCTTTATCCATCCAAAACGAGAGATCCGCTTTCGCTGAATCAAACTCCTTCTTGATCGCCTCTACATCCGGCCCTTTTTCGCTAAATTCCTGTATTTCCATTTTTGATCTCCAATTCTAACATTATTTTTTTAAGTTTTTTCAAAGCCTCTTTTTCGACCCTGTGTACTGCCACGATTGGCACTCCGATAAATTCGCTA